GTAAAGTTATCTTCTTCTTATTCCTGATGTGCTACGTCTACCAGAGTTATTGGCATTATTGACTTCACGAGGACTATTCTGAATAATATTCCTAATTTGTTCAATTGCTCTCTGATCTACGTTACCAGATATGTCAAGATTGTAAGTGTTATAACTTGATGCGCCCATGTATTTGGCTAAATTCTCTTGCTGACCAGCATTAAGAACTACCTCTCCAGGAGTTAACCAAGCAGGAACAGTATCTGTACCTTGTGGTCCGATTTGACCACCAGATGCTAGATAATGAGGTTTAGGAACTATTCCACCTTTAGAGAAACCAAAGAGAGTACCAATTCCAGATAGCAATCCTCCTTCTGCTCCTCCTCCTCCTCCGAACAACGAACCGAAATCGAAGTTATTGAAGAGACCAGTGAAACTGTCCATTATTCCACTCATATCAAAATCTTCGAACAGACTTGCTATTCCGTCTCCTATTCCACTTAATTGGTCGAACATTCCACCACCAGAGTCTTGAGATACTACCCAATTCTCTATCCCAGCTTCTAATGGAGCAAAAGCTCTATCTAGATACTTTTCAGACATACCCATGAACAATCTGTTCACACCTGCCTTAAGAGCATCTCCTAGACCTTTTCCACCTTTCAATAAAGATTCCTTTATAGGAGCAGTGAATTCTTCACCAATTCCTTTCCAGAATTTAGCAAGATCTTCTGCAGCAGTTCCTAGATCTTTAACAGCTCCAGCAGTGTTTGCTGTAACTTCTGCTTCCTTTTTCTTTTCAGGAAGTAGTTTTATCAATTCTTCATTGACAGATCTAGCGTAACCTTCTTCTAAGATTTGAGCTTTTGTCAGATTTTCTGACCCAGACTGCAGAGACTCTAACATCCTTACTACTTTTTGAACAGCAGGGTTTGTTTTGTCAAGATTTCCAATAAACTTGTCTATAGTCTTCTGTACACTAAAAGATCCTTTTCCTTCTCCAGTAAATTGCAAGAATTGATAGGATTTAGCATCCGCTACAGAACCACCATCTTTAAAACCTCTTATACCACCAGAATTTATGGCTTCTAAGAGTTTTCTATTCTTCTTAACAGCTTTAGCTCTTACTACAAACTCTCCATTAGAGAGCATAGCAGGTATAGAATCTGAAGTACCAGTTCCATCACCAGAAATGTAACCACCACTGGCAGCACCTATTCCTGTGTCTACTGTATTTGCGTCTGCAGGATTATTTCTTTTGAATAATGACGGTATTAAGTTCTGGAACCAAGCTTTTATCTCAGCACCTTTCTTTTTGAACTCTTCTACGATACCATCCCAGATACCACTCCAATCTATGCTTGTGAACCAGTTGACACAATCGTCATACATTTTCTCAAAGAAAGGCTTAATGTCATCCCAGTAAGCATAAGTTAAAGCACCTACTGCAGCTACACCTAAAGCAATCCATCCTATTGGACCAGACATAATGCCTAAACCTAAAGGACCAAGAATTGCACCAAGTCTAGTAGCAAGAGACACCCATCCTTTCTTCATAAGTGTCCAAGCTCTGTTACCAATGTTCGCTACAGCTCCTAATCCAGGAGCACCGAACATGAGCCACATCATAAGACCTTCTTCGCCATATTCTGAAATGAAGTTAGAAGCTTTCTCTTTGAGACTATCAAAACTGATGTTCTTAATCTTTTCCATTATAGACAAATCTTCTGAAGCTTCTGAAGTTGCAGCAGCAGCACCCCATATCAATGCAGCGATTATTCCACCTTTAGCAAATCTTCTCATGGACATTCTTTTAACTGAATTAGCAAAGAACATTCCAAAAGCTTTCAATCTGTCTTTTATAGCCACTAAACCACCTTTACCCCAGACTACATTTCCCATCAATCCATTCTTTACGTAAGAAGTGAAAGATGCGACTTTCATCTTGGTTATGGTATTACGAACTGAAGCACCAACTGCAGTCATTTTAGCAGAGAAACCTTGAGCACCTTGTTGACCAAGCATCATCGTTCCTAGAACACCACCTCTGAATCGAGATCCAGTAGGTACTTTAGATTTTATCTTCTCATAACTCTTACTGAACATCGTAGATGTTTGAGTAGCAAGACCTTTTATTTTACCTCTTATTGTATCTGTGTTCTTTTCACCAAAAAGTAATCTAGCGAACCTACCTTTTCCAGTAGTATTCATAGCTACCTTATTAGCATGCTTCTCAAGAATTTTTGTCTGAATGTCGTTTTTAGCTTTTAAGATATCTGTATCTATCGTCGCATATCTTTTAGCTAACTGAACTCTCTTCTTGAACTGTCTGGTAGACTCTCCAGTCATCTGGTTCAGCTTACCACCTTGTTGCAAGGTCATTGCATCTCTTACATGCAATAATTCCTTTCTAGATTTCTTAACCTGATGTTGGAAATTTCTAGCAGTGCCTTCCTTTCCGTAGATGACACGATTCATAAAACCTTGTTTACCACCTACATCAGTAAAGCTCTTGAAAGAGTTAGTTATGTTCTTAAAATTCTTTATTGCGAACCATCCTGCGATAACTCCTCCAATGACTGTTGCCATCTTCTCAATATTAGAGAAAGTAGCAGTCATTTTAGCATCTGTTTTGCTCATGTCAAAACCAGCAGATTCAACTGTTAACGAACTAAAGTAACCTTTAACTTTGTCTACATATTCTTTTATTGGATCTACAAACCAAGATTCAAGTCTACTTGTCCAGTCTTTGATGCCTTCTACAAAATCAGGATAGTAAGAGTTGCCTACTACATCATTCCAAAGCTTTTTAAACCAGTTTATAACATCTTTTACAGAACCGATAACACTTGAGAACACATTATCCCAAGTAATAGAGTTTATATAGTCTACTGTTTTACCGAACCACTGTTTTACGTTGTTAAACACTTCTTGAGCATCAAATCCTGCTTGGAAATTGTGCCAATATAGTATCACTTTTTGGAATGCGTATTTTCCACCTTCCTCAAATGCGTTAAGGTACTTCAGAACACCAATTATAGCACCAATTACTCCTCCAAAAATCAGAGTTGCACCAGTTCCTAGAAATGCTAGAGATACACCTAATGCAGTGACAGCAGCAGTTATTTTAAGTATTCCTGGATATGCAGCTATTACTTCAGCAAAGAAATCTACTATTGGACCTAGTGTCTTAGCCATATCTAATAGAGAAGGAACTAATGCAGCTCCTATTGTCTCAGACATGATAGACAAACTACTGTTGAACATGTCAAACTGAAAAGAAGCAGTTTGTTTTACTTTTTCTAAAGCAGTTTGAGTAGTTCCAGCAGAATCTCCCATAGCTTCCATATTTCTGTTCAGACTCTTAAGCCCAGTGTCAGAAGTAAGTACAGCTACAGTGTTGATAGCTTCTACAGAGTCAAATAATCTACCTAACTCGTCAATATTTCCACCAGTCTTTTCTCTAAGATCTTGCATAAATCCAGCAAGACCCTTAGTTCTAAGAGCAGTAGAGTTAAATTCTATTCCTAATCTTTTTGCAGTCTTCTCAGCTTTAGGAGTAACCTTGATTATGTTAGAAAGAACAGCTTTTAGACCAGTAGTTGCTTGTTTAGTTTGGATACCACCAGCAGTTACTGTTGCCATTGATGCAGCATAATCTGCCATTCCTAAACCAGCAGCATCTACAGTAGGAGCTAGGAAACCAAAAGTGTGACCTAATTCTTCTACAGTAGTCTTACCATATTTAACTGCTAAGAATAATTTGTCTGTTATACTTGTAGCATTTTCTCCATTATCTGCAAAGATGTTAAGACCAGAAGTAACAATGTCGATTGCTCCATTCAAGTCTGTGTTACCTGCTTTAGCTAATTTAGTTGCTGCAGTTAGTCTGTTAAGGGCTTGTTCTCCTTCTTCAGCACCAGCAGATATGACATCATAGTAACCTTTAGTTGCTTCTGCACCAGTTACACCAAACTGTTTTCTAAGACCGTTAAGCTGATCTCTTACTTTAGCTAGATCTTTTACACCTAGTGTTCCTATTTGAGTTAGACCATCTTCAAATTTTTTAAAATCAGAGACACCTTTACCAACAAGACCTGTTATTGCTAAACCGAATCCTGCAATTGCTGCTCTGTTTTGTTTTATTTTCTGATTTATTCTGTCAAAAGACTTAGAGACTTTTTGTCCCATGCTTTGGAATTTGCTCTGAGTCTTTTGTACTTGGGAGTCTACTTTCCTAAGATTTTGGTTAACAGTAGCTAACTTTCTGTCAAGTTGCCCAGTTACAGCCTTTAATTCAATGCTTGTTTGAAAATCAGCCATAAGTTCTCCTATTATGTAATGTAATACAGTGGAGACTTCTTATTTTTATACTTGTCTTAACTGTTTTAAAAGTGAGGATTAACACTTCTCAGTGGTTCACCTTCTTCTGAATATATTCCAGCATCTATCAATTCTTTTCTAAGATGTTCAGGAGTTTTATCCCAATCTACAGCGTACTTGCCGTGTTTCTTCTTATTGTTATAATCTAGTTGTGGATAGATGTCTGTTACTGATAGCTTCTTGGGTTTTCCACCCATAGCTCCAGTTATGTAATTTGCGATTGTTATAATTTGGTTGGCAGATCTTGTATACTCTGCCTCTTGACCAATACCGTACAAGTAGAAATACTTTCTGTAGAGTGAGTATTCTCTTGCAGGTAAATAATCTTTCATTGAAGATATAGACATACCAAGTTGCAATGAGAGAGCACAATCAAATCTCTCTTCTGCAGTTAGTCGTATGTCATCTTCTACTTTCCCTCTTCTTCACCACCTAAGTCAGACAACTCGATTACAGCTGTAGATACTTTTACAAGATCTGAGGGAGCCATATCTAATATTCTCTTTTTGTCTGAATTATCAAACATGTGTTTACCATCTTCAGTGATTACACCGTTTAGAACAACTATTGCTGCCATTTCCAATTCTGAACCTTCTGCTTTTCTCATGGACTCCATGGCATTAGCTGTAAGTTCTTGGATATGAATCTCACCACCCCAATTAGGAACATCAACAGTAGATTTCTTTAGTGAGTAATTGTTGAAAATATCATTTTTATTCATCTTGTTCTCCTATATGTATGAATATGTTTGTGGTATTTATTCTTGAGGTTCTTCCTCATCTTCGATGATGAACTCTAATACTTCTTCTGCAGTCATTTCATCATCTGCTTTTAATTCTTGTTTTGGAGTGTCTTCGCAGAAACATAGAACACATACTGATCCGTCTAGGTTATTCTTCACGATACACTTTTCTGAATGACCACTTAGATCATCTGTGTTATCAATTCTAATCATAACATTCTCCTAATTTTTAAATAAACCCCAGTCCGAAGACTGAGGTCTATAATGTTTGCTTCTATTAAGCTGCAGTACCTGCAATGAAGTTCAAAGCACCGTCAACTACGAAAGTTGCGTTTGCTTTAGCTACATCATCAAATGCAGTATCGATACCGAAAGAAGATACGAAACCTTTGAAAGTTGCGTACTCAATACCTTCGTTACCAGAACCTGCTGCACCTGTTGAAGTGTCGATCCATTTAACAGTAACGTAAACTTGTGTTCCGTCTTCAGCTGCATTTCTAAGAGCAAGGTGACCAGCGTCACGTGGAGCCCAGTAAAGAACTGCGTCTAATTGACCAGCGTCTAACTGTCCTCTTAACTTACCTTTAAAAGATTCACCAAATTCAGGAGTTTCAATTACGTTAGCTTCGTTAGAAAGAGTTCCGATCTCAGAAACTAGATTTACTTTGTCACCTGCGATTGCAGTCTCTAGAGCTGCAGCAGTAGTGATAGAAGTAGTATCAGTAGTAGATACATATAGTTCCGAGAAAGAAGTTACAAACTTATTTGAAATATCAGCGATTGCCATTTTACTTTCTCCTTATTAGGTTTTTGTGTTAGGTATAATAATTAAAGATATAATCAAGGTTGTATTGTAGATAACCATCGTCATCGTCTGATACTGGTGTTAAATTCCCATTACGCAATTGTAAATTTCCTGTAACACCTGAGATACCTTCGTTACCTGAAGAGTAATTTAAAAATCCATTAAGTTCATCAGCCATTCCTCGAATAGCTTTGGAACCACTTCCGTGTGGACTATACAACTTAAATCTGATAGATCCAGAAACTAAGTTTCCTTCTGTTAGATCAGAGTTGAATTCATCTTTAAGATTAGATGATTCTGAGATGAACATAACTGCCCAATTAGACCCTGTCGGTTGATCAAATTCTCTTCCTTCCAGATACACTGGAAATGATATTGTACGAAGACTGCCACTATTACGCAAAACACGAGTTTCAATTATCTGTCTGATTTGCTCATACATTACTTGTTCCTCCTAGATGCCATAGCTGCAGCGATTGATGGATTGATTATACCAGCTGGAGCCTGTTTAGACTTTCCATTTTCTAAATCTACAACATAATCTAGACCATTCGCCACATATACATTGGGAAAGTTGTCTAAATTATCATCAAACAAATTAGTAGTGTTTGAAGTGGAGTTAGTAGTAGAAAAGTCTGGAGTCTCCGATGATATATTCCAATTCGCTCTCGCTCTACCTGTTTTAACTGGAGTATTTTGGATCACCTGTGGAAAGACTTCAAACGCAGTTGCTTTATATTCTAAAGCACTCTGAGATTTAACTTCTAAAGACACAGCATGACCTAAATTACCCAGATCAATTTTTCTTTTCATTATTTCCTCCTTAGATTGATTGTATAAACCGAATCTAATGGAGCAATTGTAAAGGATTCTACCTTCCAATCTTGTTCGTTGATTGTGTAAACTTGATCTACAGCTACATCAAAACTAATTTGGTCTGGAATCACAATAAGTTGTGTTCCTCCACCATACGAATTCTCACTTTGATTATCTAAAGACTTCTCTATCAATACTCCTTTGAAAGAGTAAAGAGTAGAAGACTCAGTAGAATATGTCGCAGTGATAGGATCGTAATTAGATATTTCATTTGTTGTATCTGTAAAGTTTACAGTAACATAGAGTCCTTGTGCTTCCAACAATCTGTCGATTTTAGTCAACAGTGGTGGAATCTTAGTTCCTATGCTCATAATTAACTCCTGATTAATGGTATAGACTGAGCACCTAAGTAATTAGGATCAGCTTCTGTTACCTCTCTCAAAAAGTCTCTTACAATGTTAAGAACTGCATCTGGCATATCGGTTATCGCAACGTTATTCTTATCAGAATTAAATTGAATATTCAATGCACCACCAAGATTGATGCTGTCGATATCATCATCATAGATAGATAACTCATTCTTGTCGCTATTGCCTCTTAACAATAAAAAGTTTGCTAATTCTGCAGTAGCATCTTTTAAGAATTGAGGAATCGAATCATCATCGATATATTGGAATGTTAGACTTACTGGTGTGTTTACATCAATATACTCTAACTCTCCTCTAAATCCTTGATTTATCGAATTACGGTTAGGTACAAACCTACGTGGCCAAACTAGTGGCTGATCATAAGTTTTTGGTGCACCTATCCATTTTTGTCTATGAAGAATATCTGTGGCATGAAATAATGCAGAAGTTCTAGAATCCTCATCTGCTGATCTCCAAGTATCATTTCCTAATCTTCTACCATGATAAGTATCAGCTTCTATGATAGAACAGAAAGAGTTATAACTTGAGGAATCATCTGAATAAGTAACTAAAGTTGGTATTGTGAAATCACATTCAGACATGAGAACCTCCTATATCTGTATTATTATTATAAAAATTTTGTTATGGTATTATAGAGTACCGTAAACAAGACCTAATTCTGAGAAATGAGCAAGACCACAATACCACTTAACACGAGTGATATCAGCATCTGCGTCTTCACGAGCACCAATGTTTTGAACTTGGATACCAGCTGCATTCTTAGCAGTAAGACCAGTAATACCGTGAGTCATTGAACCATCGTCAAGAGTACCAACATAAATTGGGTTGTTGTTAGCAGTACTGTCAGCGTCAGCGTTATCAACGTTAGCGATGAAATCGTTACGGAAGATAGGAACACCTCTGTAAGACTGAACTGAAGCAACTTCACCTGAAGACATTTTAACATCCATCATATCGAAGCCAGTACCAGCTGAACGGAATGCTGCAGTGATCTTTCTAACACCAGCAGAGTTAGTCATAATGTAGTCAACCATACCATCT